CTCTACTGAGGATGCGGACGCTTATTTTGCCAAGTCTGATTCTTTATCTAATCTAAAGCAATTTGTCGAAGAAAGGAAACAATCAATGGCTGAAAAGAAAACGTATAAGATTGACAAGTCCAAAGAAGCCATGTCTACGGCTGATTGGGGCGATTATGATAAGGCGGCTATGAGAGATAAAATCATGGGTGCTAAGAATCGTGATACACTTGTCAAATCTGTATATCTACTTGTAGAAGATGGTTGGAAAGATGCGCCATCTGAACATCTAAAATATCCTGTCATGGAACTTGATGGTGATAAATTTGTGTATAACCGAAATGCTCTGAGTTCGGCACTAGCATATGCAAAGCAGAACGATGAGACTGAGGTTGTAAATAAAATTAAGGCTATCTATAAAAAGTTAGACCTTGATGACGATTCTGAAAGAAAGGAGGAGGCTAAAATGGAAGAAACTAAAGAACTAGCCGCTACCGAGGTCGAGGCTGAATCCGCTCTTGAGGAAAAGAAAGAAGAAATGGCTGAACCAGAGATTGAGGTTAAGGCTGAGGAACCAAATTGTGACGAATGCGATGACCATGATGATGACGATGATGGGCATGAGGAAGAAATGTCCGCTGAGGACATGAAAGCTCGTATTGCGCAACTTGAAAAAGATATTGAAGATAGAGACAATATCATCATGGATCAAAATTCTGAGCTTGAGACGCTACGTCAGTTTAAGAAAGATGTAGAGGACAAGGAAAAGGCTATTTCTGTTGAGGCTATTATGGCTGAATGCAAGGAGTATATGTCTGACGATTGTTATAAGCAGATGCGCGAAGAAGGCATGGCTTGTGAATTTGCGGCTGTTGATGCTTGGGCAAATAAGGTTAAGGCATATTGTTTCTCTGCTGTAAAGAAAACACCAAAGAAAGAAAAAACCGACGTATTTACTTTCGCTGCTCCTGTTGAAAAGAAGGAGCATAAAGGTCTATGGGACTAAAACTAAAATTGATTAAAAAGGAGACAAATATATTATGAATAATCACTCTTTTGTTATCCGCACTCTTGACGATTGGCAGAATGATGCTATCAACTGTGCTGGCATTTGCAAGGATAATGACCTAGACAATGGTCAGTTTGTTACTCGTGGCGATCTAGGTCTAAATACTGACGGTGGCTATGAATTTGCTTGTACACTACCTGCTGATAATGCAACTGATCTATGGCTCGTCGAAAAGCCAGCTGTTGGTACTACTGTTGAGCAGCAGGAAATGAGCGATCCCCGTTATTTCTATAACCCCAAGGGCAGCGCATTCTCCATCAAGGGACTAACTGCTGGACGTACTTTCCTTGAAGTTCCCGCTTCTGCATTTGCTACCGGTAAAGATCCCAAGACTGTTGATAGTGCTACTGTCGCTTTTGTTGGGACTGATGGCCGTCTAGTTGCAGATGCTAGTGTTCCTGCTTCTGGTACTTATTTTACCATCGAAGCTGAGCATACCGTTGATATTGGTATCGAAGCTGTTCCTACTTGGATTCTCAAGTGCGCCCGCAACTAATTAAATTTAATAAATAAGCAAAGGAGATATATATTATGAATCTAAGCAAAGAAATTGTTGCTTTCTCCAATGGCAACACTAAGTTCTATGAGCAGTTCATGGACTATCATTTCCACAAGTCCGAGGCTGAACAGGGCCGTAAGCTAGGCGCTTATGATGCAACTAAGCCTCTTGCTGAAAAGCATGATGTTGTCAACGCCGCATATTTTGCAGAGGTTGAGCGTCTTTCCAACTGCACTCGTAACGCTGAGAATGCTGATGCGTGGGCAGCTAATCCTATGGTTCGTTGGGTAAAATAATACAGCCCTCTATATTGAGTAATCAGTGTAGACTTCTCGTTAAATGCGTTTAATCCCTAAAGCCTATATACCCAAACAGTAGCTAGAAATGGCAAGCTGAGTGGTTGTGAAAACAGAAAAAAGTTATAGGATATTCATATGGTTAAATCCTAAGTGAATGTAAATGGGTGTTTCGCAGGGAAAGCCCTAAATGTATTGACATGCCGCTTACAATATGGTATAATACACATGGGAAACCCCCAACGACTATCCCCTTGAGGGGGAGTAAAACCACAAGTTTATGGTGGAAGAAAAATGAGACTCTTATATATCTAATATTATTGACCAAGAAATGAGGTTTAACATGATTAAACCAGACCAAATTGTTAAAGTAAAATGGAATGGACAAACCAAGCAGTATTGGGTTTCAAAAGGATATAATTATACTAAAATGGGAGATGAGTTTAAGGCGAAAGCCGAGGATTTACCACCCAAGAGCGCTATATTTGTTGATGTGATTTGCGACTATTGTGGGCAAGTATTTCCAATGAGAATGTATGCTTATAATAACAGCGCAAAATTTGGGAAAGTTGCTTGTAAGCATTGCAAAGGCAAGAAAGCTAAAGAAACAAATCTTGACAAATATGGTGTTGAAAACGTTATGCAAGTAGATGAGATTCACGATAAGATGAAAAACACCATGCTATCAACATATGGCGTAGAACATCCATCACAATCAAAAGATTTACACGCTAAAGCAATGAGTAAGTATAATTTTAGTGACGCACTAGATAAGCGAAAAGAGACATGCTTATTAAAATATGGAGTAGACAATGCAAGCAAATCACCGGATGTTATAGATAAAGCTAAAAATACATGTAGAAAGAAGTATGGTGGTGATAGCTCACAATGTGATGAACAGGTGAGGGCTAAATCTATACAATCTATGTTGAATGGTGGCACGATTCAATCATCTAAAGCAGAACGAGCTATGACAGATTTGTTAATTGATATGTATGGAAAAGAAAACTGTCATCCACAATTTCCTTTAGATAAAATTGTTATGGATTGTTTACTCAACTATGATGATATTCAAATTGATGTTGAATACGATGGAGAATTTTGGCATAAGAATAAGCAAGAAAGCGATAAACGCCGAGATTATTATTGTATAAGACGAGGATATAAAGTATTACGATTCTTTAGCAAATACAATGTTCCTACAAAAGAGCAAATAAAACAAGGTGTTGACTATCTGGTCAATAGTGAACACAAACATTTAAGAATAGATATATAAGATGAAGATATAGTCTGAACTCATATGAAAGTATGAGCAGTTCATCTTTGCGTTGAGAGATGAACGGCGTAGGTGTTACGAACCTATGTGAACATAATTGCAAATTTCGCAGTCATCAACGCCCTAGTCAATGCAGTTCTTCCTGCATACGTTACCGAATCCCTTGCTCCATTCGTTGATTTCCGTATGGCTGGCATTGGCGATATTGTTAAGGTCAAGGTTATGCCTCGTACCCTTTACACCGTCTCTGCTGGTGGCACTGGTGAACGTACAACTTTCCGTCAGAAGAAGTATGCTGGCGATGTTGTCATTTCCATGCAGGAGCGCATTATCACCACTTACGTTGATATGTATCGCGTGATGGCTGGTAAGGAAGATATTGCTGATTTCGTCCGTGCTATCGTTCTTTCCATTGAGATTGATATGCAGAAGATGGCCGTTGCCGCTCTTAATGCTGGTCTAGCTGGCGCTTCCTATCCTTCTCAGTTCCTAGAGAATGCCGCATTTGATGCTAAGAAGCTTATTGCTCTAGCACAGCGCGTTCAAGCTTACAACAATGGTATTAAGCCAATTATCATGGGTACTGCTTCTGCTCTAGCTAACGTTCTACCTGATAGCACTATGGGCTATCGTGGCAACTATGATGCTAATGGCGGCTCTGTCCATGTTCTCCGTGACTTCTATGGCTTTGCCCTCTATGAGCTACCCCAGATGCCTACTGGCTCTAACTACGGTCTAGCTCTTGATGATAACAAGCTATATGTTGTTTCTCCTGTTGGCTCTAAGCTAGTTGTTGGCGCTATGTCCACCACTCTAACCAACAGCAACCAGTTCTATGAAAATGCTGACCTCACCTCTAATTTTACAATGCGTAAAAATTACGGATTTGAATTTGTGGGGGCGTCGTTTGCGGGGCTTTATACGATTACTGAGTAATAATTAAAATATTGCAGGACAGGGAGTAGCTACCTTTTTGTTTACTGTCATAAACAAATTACTGCAATTTTTATAATACAAATCTTTGACAGAGGAGATGTATATATGAAACATCAAACAATTTGCGGCATATATAAAGTTACCAATAAAGAGAATGGGAAAGCTTATATTGGGCAATCTATTGATATTTTGACCAGATGGAATCAACATCTTTGGCATTCTGAGAAAGATGATTTATCATTTATATTTTCTAATGCACTTAGGAAATATGGCAAAGATGGATTTATTTGGGAGATAATAAAAGAATGTAAACAAGAAGATTTGTCTAAATGGGAAGTTTATTACATTGATTTATACAAGACATATATTGGGCGTGACGATTGTAATGGGTACAATATGACCATTGGTGGCGATGGATATACTGGTGGCACTCTTCCAGTAGATAAATATGATTTGGAAGGAAATTATATTTGTAGTTATGTGTCCATATCAGATGCTGCTAGAGCTTGTAACGTTCACAAAACACAAATAACACAATGTTGTAAATTAAACCCAAAGTATCATTCTGCGGGAAAATTTCAATGGAGATACAAAGGTGACACTCCACCAGAAAAATATGTATATCGGAAATGTTTGAAGGTTATTCAATATACTCCATCCTTTGAAATTGTTGACATATATAATTCTTGTAAAGACGCACACAATAAGACTGGTTTAGCTGCTGCATATATAGCGTCATGTTGCCATGTCGATGGTGTAAGTGCGTTGGGATATATATGGAGATTCACTGAGTAATATTTATTTGAGAGGGGCTATTAACTCCTCTCTATTTATAACGGAAATAAGAAAGGAAAATAAAAGGAATGGCAAATACTAAATCCACTACAGCCACCAAGACAACAAAGTCGATTGAAACGCCTGTTGTTGATAAGGAAAAGGAACAGCTAAAGGCGCAGCTTGCAGAACAGCAGAAGCGCATGGAAGAAATGATGGCGCAGATGCAGGTGCTTATGCAGGCACAGTCTCAGGTTAAAACAGAAGCGGCATCTGTTGAAGATAAGTCTAAGGCGCTTAGAAATATTAAGTTCATCAATATGTGTCCGGGCAACATCAATCTGCGTGGTACTCGTATGCACAGAATTGAAGGACAGTATAAGTATAAGATGATTCCAGAATCTGAGGCGTTTTCTGTTGTAAATAATATGCCTGAAACCGTATCTAGCGGCATGGTGTATATTGACGACCCAGAATTCGTTCACAAGTGCGACCTAGACGAAATTTATCGTCATATTCTTAGCGCGACAAAGCTCAAGGAGCTATTAAAGCAGAATGCGGTCGATATTTGTGAGGTATATAAGGGCGCAACAGACCAACAGAAGCAAATCATTGTTGATACTATTTCTAATATGGTGCTTGATGGACTACCAGTTGACGCGAACGTGCTTGTTAAGATTGGTGAACTTAGTGGTAAAAATCTAATTGATATTGAACCCCTTGATGACAAGGAGTGATAAATTATGGCAACATCATTTGATGTTATTGGACAAAGAGCATTAAGTGTAATTGATGACTATAAACTGCGTAAGCTATATGACGCAAACATTGAGCTGTTTCACGACAAGATTGATGGTTGGGTCATTAGTTCAGCAGCAAAGTTTATAGAATGTGAACAACCGCTAACATACAATTCAGAGCTTAGACAATTTGACGCAGATTTAACAGATTTAGAGATTCAGATTCTTGCCGAATATTGGGTTATTAACTGGTGGCGCGGCGAGACGGACGTAGCAACACAGATTGCGCAAAAACTTAAAGTTCCATCATCTTTCCAGATGGATGGCGCATCCTCACAGAATTTCAAGGAAAAACAGAACGTCATTGATAAGCTAGAAGAAGATGTAGATAGACTCATTCACGACAAATACCAGCTCTTATATCTATCCTCCTATAATTATTAAAGAGGGGTGGATATATGAGCAGAACAGATAAGCAAGATAAAATTCATGCTTTGTATAAAGTCCTGTTGCTGTTTGAAGATTTGACCAGCCTTGAGCCGACAATTGAAGAAGCCGACTATATAGCATATTGTGAGCGGCTATCTGTGCGATTTAGAGCAGTTGATGGTGAAATTGCTGATACATTAGCAGGATTAAGCAAAATGGGGCTTGAGCTTACTCATCCTATTATTCGTTCATGTGTATTGCGTATGACGAACAGGATTGAAAGGATGGGTGATTGATATGGCATATGAGATGTTTCAATATCAACCAAATCCCAATGATTATTACCGCGATTTGACACAAGAATACATAAATGCGCAATGGTATAACACGTCTGCTAAAACACCTGAGAATGGCGGCGAATTGCTAGAACAAAATGGAATAGGGTCTAATGAATATAATCCAGTAGAAGCATGGGTTGCGCCTACTGTGGCAACCACATCAACCGGATCAAAGGATACTATAGATTTCCTACAGCTAATATTCAAGAACATTGACCATTTTGTTGTGCGCGGATTGTATTACAAGTTCGATGATAATGTGTGGATTGTCCACGATTCAGGCAAATTTGATGGCTTGCCTCGTGGTGTTGGTGTGCGCCGTTGTAACAATGTCATGCGAATTAAAGATGAGGTCAATGACGTAATCTTTAGCGCACCGTGTGTTGTTGATTATGATATGCAATCACCATCAGCACAGGTAAGCACACAAATCATTACGCCAAATAATCATGCCGTTGTTATGGTTCAGGGCAATGAGGACGTATATAGGCTATTCAAATATAACACACGTTATATTCTAGGTGGCAGACCGTTCAAGCTGTTATCTTATCAGAACGCAATTAACGCTTATGGTATTAGCAAGCCAACATTGCTCACGCTTGAACTATATCTTGATGAGTCTCATGTTGGTGATGACATTGAGAATCAACTTGCAGATAATAGCTCTGTTGATTATCCAATGGACGAAAACGCGCCATTTCCAATGGGCTAAAGGAGGGCGGTTAGATTATGTATAATTCTTTATCAAGATTACCAAGCATTGGATATAATATTATGGTGTATCTAGCAAAATCTACCGATCCTATTGCTGAGGTCTTTTGGAAGATGCTGGCATATAAAGACTACAAGGCGTTGAGCCATGAGTCACTTACATTCCAACAAAAGATGAAGATGGTGTGGGCGCAAGGCAAGCAGGATACATATAGTGTATTTTTAACCAATTTGATTGAGGATGTTATGGCTGAATCAAAGCAGATTGTTAAAATATACCAATACTATATTCATGCGTCTGAGCTATATACTAGCACAGTAGTCTATGCGTTTGATTGTCTATATGGCGGTCAGATGAGCCTAGTTGAATATAATGGTATTCCTGTAAATCGCGGCGATTTATTTATCCATTGCATTTTGCATTTATTGAATGGCGCAGAAGTGGGCGGTGTTGGTAAATTGACATTTTTAGACGATATGAGCCGATACAGCGCTGCGCGTTCAACCATTGGCAATAAAAATACGTTTACAGGCGTTCAATTATATATGGCTGTTGAAGTAGGTGATGGAGGTGTCGATGCCGGATGCTAGACATCGAATACTATAAACATAAATATTTTATTTTCGACAAGCCATGTATATATACAAAAAATAATAAAGAATTTACATTATATCCAGTTAGTTTAGAAGATTCTGAAGATTTTTTAAAAGCATCTCAAATAATCTCTATAGATAAGAATAGTCTATCTTCCGTGGAGATTATTCAGATGACATATTTAAAATTTATATGTTCTGTTTTATTTAGAAATAAAAACAATATCAATGATTTTGTGACCATTCTTAGATTGTCATTACATATGTATAATCCAAAAATAGGAATTGATGCAAATAATAAATATGTTGTTTTTGATGAGGATGCTGATATAAGTATAGCAGAGAGAGAATTTGAAGATATTCGCAGACTAATATTGTATCAAAATATAGTATCTTTTGATGATTCGTATATAGACCCGGATTTAAAAAAGGCTATTGATGAAACAAATAAGTTGAGAAATAAAGACATAGATTTTCCAGACATTGAAAGAAAGATGGCTATCATCACGTCTCATTGCGGCATTAGCAAATTAGATCAACAAAAAATGACATATAGAGCACATACTATGTTGTGGAATGAAGTATGTAGTGATATTGATTTTTCAACGACTAGAGCTGTAGCTTTGTTCTCTGGCGAAAAGACAGAACATTGGATATATAAAAAGAAAAAAGACAAAATGGACGATTACATTATTTCTGGAGAAAAATTTGCTGACAAGTTAGGTGCAAATTTTCAAGATTTAGAAAATAATGCAAAAGTTGTAAATGTAAATTTATATGAACAAAAATTTAACAAAATGGAGGAAGTTTTATGAGTGAAGCATATAAGTATACTGCTGGCCCAGCTAGAGCATTGTTTTTCTATGGGCAGACTCTAATTGGTGTCGGCAAAACTTTATCCGATACCACGTTCAATAGTGAAATCACCGCTGAAGAGGTCAGAGGCGGTCCGGGTAGATTTGCCCTCTAAGTAGAGTAATCTGCTTAGACCCTTGGTTAATTGCTTTTAATCCCTAAAGCCCACACACCTAAACAGTAGTTGGAAACGACAAGCTGAATGGTTACGAAAGTAGAAAAAAGTCGTGGGATGACTACATGGTTAAATCCTAAATAGTCTGTAGAGTACAATGGGTGTTTAGCAGGGAAAGTCCTAAATATATTGACATATCAAATATGGTGTGGTATAATATACATGGAAAACCTTCAACGCTTATTCTCTGGGGGAGAAGTAAAGCCGCAAGTTAATGGCGGAAGAAAAATCAAGCCCCTATTAAATAGGGTGAAGATATAATCTACTCTCATGTGAAAGCATGAGCGGTCTACTGGTAACAGCAAGACGATATAGGTGTTGCGAACTTATATGAATACAAAAATAATTAAATCATATCAATATAAAAAAAGAAAGGGATGAGGCTTATGTTGGTAGAAAATCAATTGATTAAAATGAGATGGCATTACAAAAATAAGTCTCATTTTGAATCAAGGGGATATCAATTTACTTCCTTTGGTAATGAGGTCATAATTAAAGCGGAAGATTTAAGCCCAGAATCACATGAAAAAGTAATGGTGAGGTGTGATGGGTGTGGAGAAACATTCGCTCGAAACTTTAGAGATTATATAAAAGAACATGATAAAGAATATGGGGATTGTTGTAGAAAATGCAATCGCAAGAAAGCGATTAGAACCAACAGAGCGTTATATGGCGTAGATTGGTGTTTGCAACGAGATGATTTTAAATAAAAGCAAAAAGACACATGTCTTGAAAAATATGGTGTTTAGTATATTTCTCAAGATGGAGGCTTTAGACAAACTGTAATAAATAGTTGTCGAGAGCGATATGGAGTAGATAATGTGTCTTGTGATGCTAACGTCAAAAAGAAGAAATGCGATAGTTTCTATCAAAGTGGCACGTGCCCAACTTCTAAACCGCAAGTAGCTTTACACGATATATTAGAAGAAATGTATGGACATTGTGACTTAAATTATCCTCTGTCTTGGTATTCTTTAGACTGTTTTATTGAAGTAAATAGCGTCAAAATAGATGTTGAATTTGATGGTGCTTATTGGCATGCAGGAAAAGAAGAAAAGGATGCAAAACGTGACAAGTACGTGCAAGGGTGTGGGTATAAAGTTTTGCGGTTCTTTAGCTCTGGCAAGTTGCCAACAAGAGAACAAATTAAATCAAATATAGATGTTCTGTTGAATACAGATATAAAATACATACGAATTGATATGACTTAATTATTATACAGGCAATTTACTCTACGGTTAAATATCATAATGGAAATGATAAATAGCCCGTTGTAACAGCAATGTTGCAATGTATCTCCTCGAATTGCTGGGAACTCCTTAGAGCTTTATGTACCAAAGTGTAAAAATCATAAAGATTGGACAATCAGCAGCCAAGGTAGCTACGGCTACAAGGTTCAACGACTATGCTTGAAATAGCATTAGGGCGCAAGCGATTGGCGCTCGAAGTGGGGAGCGTCCTATATGGATGAATGATATAGTCTATGCTCATGAGAAATCATGAGGCGGCAAATGTCCGCTATATAGAAGTAGCGTTCTATATAAAATACAACAGAAATATTTCCATGATTCTAATCTAACAATCGAAATTACGGACGCAATGTTCAACCTAGAATATGTTGCAGCGTCTCTAGGCGTCAATGTTGATCGTGGCGGTCTATCTCTTTATGAAAGTGGTAATTCTGGTGAATCCATCACGACCGCAGGCAGCCTAACGCTTACGAACACAGCCGTTGCATTTGATGGCGCTATGATTGGTTGGTATAAAAAGACTGGCACCAATGAAGATTGGACGGTTGCAACAATTTCCGGTAACAAGATGACCATTCCTGGTTCTAAGAATGGGGACAAGTATTGCGTCAAGTATTTCTATATCAATGAAAATGCAAAGAGCATTACCATTAAGGCACAGTATGTTCCAAAGGTATTGCATCTAGTCCTAATTAACGACCTGTATTCTGGTGATGCGACTAATGTTGCCGCATCTTCCGCTAAGTATGGTCGCTTAATTACCGATATTCCTCAGTATCAGCTAAATGGCAGTCAGAATATCGCATGGTCTGCAACTTCTACAGCTACTGTATCTCTAAGCGGCTCTGCGCTTGCTTATGATAATAGCGCTTTTTGCGAAGAAGCGCCTATCTACGGTACTATGACTCAGGAAATTTTTGGTACAAAGTGGCAGGATGATGTTGTTGCGATTGCAGTTGATAACGGCGACGTTGAAATTGTCAAGACCGATTCTGAAACGCTAAGAGTACGTGCTGTATTTGGTGGTAATACTGCATCTAAGATTTATTCTAACGATAATTTTACTTTTGCAGTTGAAACTACGCCAGCTTCTACCGCAACCGGTACAACCGTTGATGCTACCGGCAAGATTACTTCTGGTAATCAAGTGGGTGTTGCAGTTGTTTCCGTTACTCTAAAAAATGCACCTGCAAAGGTAGAACCTGCATACGTTAAGGTAACTGTTTCTGACAGTTAATCATATTAAAATAAGGGAGCTATAATTGGCTCCCTTATTTTTTAATTTTTAAGGTGATAACAATGTGTGAATATCTAAATGATGGAAATTGCAAAATACAAAAAGAAAAATGCCCGTTTACTTACTGGTGTTCTAAATTAAATATTTATAAATATTTAAAAGATGGCGATAATTGCAACGTAAAAAGAAAATACGTTATTCCAAAAGGATATTATGAAGTATGCTTTGAAAGGCACGGGGATTTGTATATAGAAGTACAAGACAAAACGATTGTATTGAAAAACATTTTTAAAGAAACACCAAAATATGTAAAGTTAAAAAAGAGCAATGGCGAATATAAGCTAATTGGGAAATTGGGAGGAAAATAATATGTATGACAACATTAAAATTGAAAATTATTTAACGTATGCACAGGTGCAGGCAATTGCAAATAGCACAAAGAACGCCGAGAATTGGGCAGAAAAGCAACAAAATATTGATATGCTTTTGATGCATTATGCTACGGATATTACTGACGAGGAGATTTCCGAAAAGGGGCACGATTATTGGTTAAAGACAGGTTTTATTGATAAAGTAAAATCTTCTATTGAAAACTATAAAGACGTTGATACTGCGATTGCATATGAAGAAAATCCGATTAGAATTTTAATTAAAATTTCCAACGAGATTCCAGAATTTAGCAAGAAGATGAATGAATTACTAGAGGTGTCTGGAAATGCCGACGGCAAAAAGTGAAGCGGAATTATATCAGATGCTAGCCGCACCGTTACAAAAAGCGACGGATTACGTTGTTCAAAAGATATGGAATGAAAACAGAGAGATTGTTCGTGTAGTAGTATATGAGGCTTATCATCCAACAGCATACAATAGAAGTGGGGAATTTAAAGAGGCTTGGAATTATACGAGCGGAAGTCATAATTTGCGAAGAGGCTCTACGGCGACAAGCGAATTTTACTATAGCCCAGAATCTATGAATATGGGTAGTCCGTATTATTATGCGCCAAATTACGGACAACACATTGGCGTTGCTGGGGACTATTTTAATGTAGATGCAAGACAGTATCTAGCTGATATTATTTATGGCGCTATTAAATGGGGCGGTGCATTTGGCGATGGATTCCCAAGGCAACGTGATGCATGGAAAGCTCTAAATAAACGTATAGGGAAACGTAAAATTAAACAATGGATGAAAGAGGGTATGCAAATGGCTGGATTGAATGTCAAGATGCACAACACGCCTCTTCACGTTGAGGAAAGTTAACATGGTGATATGTGGATTAGATGCTAGCACGTCATCTACTGGATGGTCTATATTTGATGACGGGAGGCTCATTGCATATGGTACAATTAAACCCAAAGGGGATGATTGGCATGATAGAGTAATGATGCTTACTATGGAATTATCAAAAATATTTAGACAGTATGAGCCGACGATTCTCTATGCTGAGGAAGTACCACTAAAGAAAGGCGCGTCAACTATAGAGAAATTGGGTGCGGTACAAGGCGTGATTTTAGCACTATGCGCTGGTTTCGAGATAAGGCCATGCTTCTTGATGCCAAGCAAATGGCGTGGCGACCTTAATCTCTTTGACGGCACAAGAGCTGGATTGCAAAGAGATGTTCTGAAGAAAAAAGCCATAGAGATGGCGAATGAAGAATTTGGACTAAATTTAGCATGGGTTGCCCCAAGTAGCAAAAAAAATGAAGATGATTGCGCAGAGGGAATCCTTGTGGCCTATTCACAAATCAAAAAAGGGAGTGTGATGAATGGGTAGACAATCTCAATATTCAATACTCGTAGACGCTGAACTTAATCTAAAAGATTTAGAGAATCAGCTAAAAGGACATAAATACAAAATAGATATTGATAGCTCTGGTGCAAAAAGTGGCGCTAAAAATATGAAAGATGCGTCGGATTCTGCAAAAGAATTAAAAAATGCTGGAGACGATTTATCATTAACTTATCAAGTTGCAAATGATGTATTCAGAAGAAGCATACAAGTTATATCTTCAATGGTTGAACAAGTTAGAGAACTTGATTCTGCAATAACAGAGTTTATAATATAAGCTCGCTTTCATAGCAATATGATTGAAAAATAACCCATTGAATTGCTGGAAACCCCTTAGAGCTATCATGCTAAAGCGGAGAGATGAAATATGCTCAAACGTAAATGCTTGAAAAGTTGATAGATTGGGCAATCAGCAGCTAAGACCCGAATAGGGTAAAGTTCAACGACTATCCTAATAGTAGGAGTAGGGCGCAAGCGATTGGCGTTCGAAGTGATGGGCATCCAAAAAAATGGATGAAGATATAGTCTGGTCTTATATGAAAATATAAGCGCGTAAGCGAATGTAGGAGTAGCGTCCTTTCAATGTAATGATAAGACAAATATTCATAAGGAGGTGAATGTGTGAATAGAAGAAAAATAGATTATGATTTAGTAAAATTTGAGTTTGATGAACGTGGATATGAATTATTATCTCCAGAATATGTCAATAATGCTACGAAATTGCAATATATTTGTCCAAAACACAGAAACAAAGGTGTTTTAGAAATGACATTTGCTAATTTTACAAAGGGAAGGGGATGCCCGTATTGTGCAAATAGAGTAAAAAAGACACAAGAAGAATATGAAGCCGAGTTAGCAATAAAAAAGCCAACAATTAAAGTAATTGGAAAATATATAAATCTTAAAACAAAGATAGAACATGAATGTGTTGTTTGTGGCTATCGTTGGGACGTATTACCAGATAATATGCTACATGTATCAAACGGTTGTCCAAAATGCGGTAAAAGGGCACCATTGAATCAAAATGAGTTAATAAATAGGATTGCTAAAATAGATGATTCTATTGAGGTTGTTGGAGAATATTATAATACTGCAACGAAAACGTCTTTTAGGTGTAAGAAATGTGGGAATGTTTGGGAGGCTAGACCAAATAATATATTAAATGGTAAAGGATGCCCAAATTGCAAATCGTCTAAAGGAGAAAAAGAGGTTGCACGTATTCTTGATGAACTTAATGTATTGTATAAGCCACAATTTAAGTTTCACGATTGTAAAGATGAATTACCACTTCCATTTGACTTCTACCTTACAGATTATAACATTTGTATAGAATATGATGGCGGACAACATTATAAACCATGCACATTTGGTGGTATTTCTAAAGAGCGAGCAAGAGTGAATTTTGAACTTGCTAAGAAACATGATAGAATAAAAGATATATATTGCAAACAACACAACATAAAATTGGTAAGAATCCCATATTGGGAATATAAGAATATAAGAAATATATTATCATTGCATTTACATTAAACATAAAACGTTAAGAAGGTCTCTGACTTGTCCGGTGCGTCATTAGATTCTTATGTAGACAAATTAACAAAGGCAGGTCAAAGTGTCGCAAGAACCGGTAAACCAAATCGGTCTGAGCCGGTATGTACAGATGGTAAATGTGCATAGAGAACAGCCCCTAAACCCTTGAAAGCCTCAAGAGCCTTATCACTACAACATGAGGATGAGATATGCCTGAGTGTGATATATTCATTAGTAATGAACAATTAGTGCGAAAGCAGAAAGACGATAAGGATGATTCCATGGTTGAAAAACCTAAAGAATCCATCATAAATAATGTATGATAAAAGGGCAGATTGGGCGCAAAGCCGTGATGAGCGGTGTGTCAATCGAATATACAGGGCGACCCTCCAAACATATAGGGTGAAGAAATATTCAGGAAGGGCTTGAAAACCCCTTGACAAATTATTCAATATGTGCTATAGTGGTATTACAAAATAGCAAAGGAGAGATATCACATGACCATTCTTATTTTAGGCGTTGTTTTTTGGGCGGTATGCAAGATGTTTGGTTTTGGATTGAGATGGCTTATTGGTGTTCCTCTCGATGAAAATCTTGAGAAATTAACAAAGGAATACGATAAGCATAGTCCAGAATATTACCAAGAGCTACAGAGACAGTCCGAAGAAGAACAGAAGCAATATGATGATTGGGGTTTTATTGAATAATTTGTAACTGTCAGACATGGTGTCTGCTGCGGCACAATTTAGAAAATCTGGATTTAATGACCAAGATGCGGCATCATTGGCAACTGTTGCGGCAATGTATCAGAATGTGGCCGATACGGCTATTTCAGCAGAAGATGCTGCTGCATCTATTACGTCTCAGATTCGTGCATTTGGCGAAGATGCTAGTTTTGCTACAGAAGTAATTGACGCATATAATGAGGTTTAATTTTGTAGACCTCTATAAACAGGGTGAACTGCTGGAAACCTAAACTATAGAAATATAGCATGGCAATCAGCAACCAAGACCAAGATGGAATACTTGGTAAGGCTCAACGACTATCGAACGCATTTTAAATAAGGTTGGGGATATACCAACTGAAGCTAGTAGAGTAGACAGAAGTGCTATCTGTCGAAGCGCCCTGCCCCTATTTAATAGGGTGATGATATAGTCTATTCCTATTGGAAACGATAGGCGAGGATTCTATATTATAGAATAACCTCGGCTCGATTTAGCAAATTGAGTCAAATATCAAGGCAAACAATTTTAGTGTAGGCACTAACGATTTATCACAAGCAATGGAAATTGCATCTAGTGGTATGGCTACTTATGGCAATGAATTTTCTGAAATCATCGGATTGGTCACAGCTGGTACAGAAATTATGACCGGACGCAGCTTAATTTGTGGGTTGCGGTAAAAATGTTTTGAATTGACTGGAACGTCTTGCAATACTTTATCTACTAAACCACAATAGTAATATGTGTGGCGGCAAGGAGTAATGACCAAGGTATAGTAAAAAAGATAAAGACATCGAGAAAACCAGCATCCAAGCCTCCTAAGAGCAAGGAGGAAGGTTCAACGACCATCCTATATAGGATAGGCGCAAGTGCGCCGAAGCGGAACAGACTGCATATGTGCGGTCAAGATATGGTCTGAACATTATATGAAAATATAAGGAGTTTAATAAAGTGAAAAAAATATCAGAAGAATATGTAAAACAATATCTAATAGACAATGGTGGATGGCAATTGTTATCTCATTATACTGGGACACATGATAATCTAACTATTGAGCGAGATGGCTATAAATCGATCACTAGCTTTACTAGTTTTAAAAGTGGACATAAGCCAATTATATTTGGGGTTAAAAATCCATTCTACAAAAACAACATTTGTGAGTTGATATATCGAAAAGACGAACGTGTGCAATTTGTAGATGCCAAATGTGTTAAAAAGAGTGGCAAACATCGAATTGTAGTTGATATGATTGACGCGAATGGACATTCATTTTCTAAAACAATAGAACACATATTAAATAATGAAGAATGTTTGTGTTGTAAAGAATGTGCTAGAAAAATACAAACAAAAAGGCATAGAAAATCATTTACAAATAAATGGATTAGCAGAATAGATATTTCGCGGTATTCTATTATTAGCGAGATTGATTATTTAACTGCGGATTCATTCATTGATATAGAAGATGTTAAAACGGGATATCGGATTCATACGAATATACGCGCTGCATCTAAAAATCCACAAGCATTTAATGTGTTTTCTAATGAAAAATTCTTTCTTTATAATTTATCTATATACGGGAAAGATAATGGTTTATCATCTACTCCCGTTTCTATTGTAGATAAGTCAGCAACTCATACGAAAGTGTTATTTCGTTGTTCATGTGGAAATGAATTTGTAAGAAGTGTTTATAAGTGGATGGACGGAAGAGATAGGTGTGCAACTTGTTCACAAACACAGTCGTCGTATGAAAAGAGGTTTGAGGAATATTTGATACAAAATAGTATTGAATATAAATCCGAGTATAGATTTAATGCTTGTAAAGACATTAAACCATTGCCATTTGATTTTTACTTGCCGCAATACGATTGTTTAATTGAGATTGACGGGATACAGCACTTTGAGCCTATTGCGTTTAGTGGGGACAAAAAGGACGCAGAAAGACGATTTGAGTTACAAAAAAAACATGATAAATTAAAACAGATGTATTGTAATGATAATAATATACCATTGCTTAGAATACCATATACCTGGTTTGATGATGAGACATGGAAAGAAAAATTTAATCACTTTATTAAACCGTTAAGGATTAACGACCCTTAATGAACACATGCACAGGTTGCCAGAGGGCTTAATACGATTGCGGCAAGAATTGTAAAAAACAAGTCAGCATTAGCTACATATGGAATACAGGTAGAAGGTGCAAATGGTAAATTAAAAAGCACCTACGATGTTTTAACGGAATTAAAGCCCAAATGGGATTCAATGAGCGATGCTCAAAAAACTGCTTTGGGCGATACAATAGCTGGCACTAATCAATATAAAGTATTGGCTGCTGTTATGTCCAATATTAACACGGCAGTTAAAGCAAATGAAACAGCGCTATCCTCTGAAGGCTCGGCTATGAAAGAAAATGCTAGATATATGGAGTCTTTTGAGGCTAAATTGTCAGAAATTGATTCAAAATGGCAATCGTTTTCTAATAATGTTGTAAATAACGACTTTGCTAAATTCTTGATGGATCGTATATCAGACATATTAAGCCTTGCTGATACTGGTTTAGGTCAAGTTATAACACAGATTACATTACTTACATCTCTTGGTTGGGGTGCTACGTCGTTATTAAAAGCGATGAAGATTGTTTCTGCCGCAAAAAAGCAATTTGAAACATTTGGCGCTGTGATATCCCTTGTGAGGGAAGGTTCTGGAACTCTTGCAGAAGCTATTTCCGTAGCTGGTGGTGCTGCTTCAGTAGCTCTACCAATCATTGCAGCATTATCAGCGGCTTTGGTCGTATTTGGAACGGTAATTCCAGCTATTGTTAAAGGTATAGAAGAAGCTAGACATGCCGCGTCATATGAGGGCAAAGTTGAGGCTTTTGAAAATGCGATAGAAGAAGCGGATAGATTACAAAACAAATACGAACAAGCAAAAAATAGACTGAAAGATTTAAACGCTACACCATGGGAAGATAGAACTCCTGAAATTCAAGCTGAAATTGATAGATTGAATAATTTGATTGCAATCTATAAGACGATGGCAGAAGATGCAAAAGAAGAAAAAATTAAGGCTGCTCAAGAATTATTAGAAACAGCTCAAAAAAAAGGCGTCACTATTGGTGTTGAGGCTGTTTATAACAAATCGTCTATTGGACCTCAATTTGAATGGATTGAAGAAGATAAACAAGTTGTTGACGCTTTAAATAAAACATATTTAAGCACAAGAGATGCAATAACCCAAGTAGGAATTGCGGTTGGTGGAGTAATTCCTAATATAAAAGATTTAACTCAGAAATGGTTGGATGCAGAAGAAGGTAGCGAGGAACAAGCTAATGCGTTAAGTGAGCTAGAAAATGCGCTGCTAAATTATAATATTGTCATAAAAGAGAACAAGTTAACAACCGCTGAATTTTATGATGAGTTTGCAAAATTACGAGAAGGTGTTAATGGTAAAGGCACCGATTGGGAACATGCCAGATTTACAGCATTGACAAAAGCTTTTCAAGAACAATATAATGCGTATAAACTTTTAAAACAAGAAGGAAAAGATGTAGACGCAACAGTTAAAAAAACCGCCCAAGAATTTGAGAACATGGCAGCTATTGATTATATAGTTAGGCATAGTGCAGAATCTACGGCGCAACAAATACACGGATTAGCCGAGGCTTATGACCTGACAGAGGAGCGCGCTACATACTTAATCAAAGCTAATGGACACATAGCAAGGTCTTTTACCGAAGTCGAACAAGCGGCTGCTGATACTACATTTATCAATGCTCAAATCGGCCTTGCGGAATATGTTGATATGGTGGACAAAGCTATCAATGCTAAAGCAAGATTCGATGAGGCAATAGCATCTGGCGGTTTTAATTATTCTTCTGGCTATGAAGGGTTTGCAGACGTATATTCTGAAATGCAAGGATTGCTAGAAGGCGGTCAAATTGGTGGCGAATTCAGAGTTGGCGCACAACTACTATTCGATGAAAACACGTATCAAAGCTTTATAGATGCCTTAGAAAATAATCTACCTGAAGCTATGCGAATCGCACAAGAAGCTATGTCCAAATTATCGCCCTTGTTTGGTGATGCTAAAAATTCTGGACTTGGCTTTGTTGATACAATGCAGAAACTAGCTGCAAAGGGCGAATTGGTAGGTGCTACATATAAAAACGTTGATGGGCAAACAGAGCTTACTATCACCAATTTAAAAGAATTGGCTACATCACTTGGCACTAGTGAATCTGGCGTGTTTGCTGCAATTCAGGCATGGAAAGAATTCGGCATTAACGCTCAATTAACATCATCTGATTTAATTGGATATCTAAATGACATTGGCGTAGCAACAGAAAACAACAATATTGACATGAACAGTGTTGTTGAAAAAATGCGTGAGCTTGGAGCTACAGATCAAGATATAATGTCATTGCAGAGCTTATTGCAGAATATGTCTGACGTTACGCTTCAAAATCCAATTAAGGACATCGACGATTTAAAAGATGAAGCTGGTAATGCTGATGATGCCGCGAACGATGTATATGATACATTGCAAGGCATAAAAAGCACGACGTTTAGTCAAGTTCGTACGCAACTAAGTTTGTTGGGCACTAGCTTAGATACTGTTAAGACAAAAGCCAATAATACCGCCGCTGCTGTTGGCAGTGTTGATAGAGCCGCAGGTGGTAATAGATATCGTACTGGGCATGGTGGCAGAGAACCAGAAAAAAGCGCAAAGGGCACAAGAAGCGCTCGTGGCGGTTTGACGTTAGTAAACGAAGAAGGACCAGAAATCATTCAAGAGAACGGCAAACAACGCATAGCTAATAATGGTTTACCAACACTAACCAATGTCAAAAAGGGCGCAGTTATCTATAACGCAAAAGATACGACTGAAATGATTATGCATAAACCTGAAATTACTGGCTCTGTAACAGTATCGTCCTCTTACTTAAACACGTTATTTAACAACTATGGACTATCTTCTAGCGGCTCTAGTTATGCATCGTCTGGTAGATCATCAGGATATTCATCTTCTCACACGTCATCTAGTTATAGTGGTGGCTCATCTAGTGATACAGAAGATGCTTGGAAAAAAGAATTTGAAGAATGGTTAAAATGGAAAGACCATCAATTAGCTATGGATCAAATTACAGAACAAGCATATTATGATGAGCTAAATAAAATGAATGAAAAATATTTTGCAAACAGGGCGGAATATTTGGAGGATTATTGGAAATATCAAGAGCAGATTTATAAGTGGCAAAAGGAAAAAGAGAAAGACCTGTTAAATCGACAACTTGACGATTTAAAGAAACTAGAAGATGCAATAAATAAAAAATACGATGCTCAAATAAGCGCACTTGAAGATGAGAACAAAGAGCTAGACGATCAGTTAAAATATGAAGAATTGCTTGAAAACTTAGCCAAAGCAAAAGCAGAACGAGTTCTTGTTTATAAGGACGGTAGATTCCAATATGTTTCTGGTGGACAAAGCGTATATGACGCACAGGCCGCACTAGATGCTTATAATCGTGAAAAGGCATTGGAGGAGCAAAAGGAAGAAATAGAAAAGCTTAGAGAGAATGAGCTTTCTGCCATTTTAGAGCAAGAAGAAAAAATCAACAAGCAATTAGAAGAGTTATCGGACAACAAGGGTTATGCTAGCGGTTCTTTGGGTGTTCGTGGCGGTCTATCTTTGGTTGGTGAAAATGGACCTGAGTTGCGTGTCTTGAATCGTGGCGACGGTATTGTTCCTGCTGATGCAACGGCAAATATTATGCGATGGGCAGGACAAAGCCCACGTTCGTTTAAGAGCGGACTTTTAAATGAACTACGGAATAATGTTGGTGGTGTTGTACAACATTTTGAGAATATAACATTGCCAAATGTTACAGACATTATGAGTTTTATGAATGAAATGAAGAGATTAAGTAGATACGCATATCAGATGTAGTACCGGATATATAAGAGAGGGTTAAATGCCCTCTCTTATATATTTTATAGAAAGCGGTGATATATTGAACGATAATTTTAATATTTTAAAAACTATGCAAACTGTTGCTAAGACAACACAAAGCAAACTTGATTATGATAAGACATATAGAGGATATGTTATATCACAAAACAGTAACGGAAAATATAAAATAAAAATCAATGGGCACATATATGAAAATGTAGATAATCCTAGCGGGCATACAATATCAAGCGGGGATATTGTTAGAGTTACATTCCCACAAAACAATGCGTCTCAATGTTATATTTGTATGGCTTCACAAAGAGATGGGGTTGTATCAACCGTAAAAAGCGTAAATGGTAAAACGGGTGACGTTACATTAACTCAAGATGATGTTCCAAATGGTAACACTTACGTAAGAACGCACAATGACTTTACTACAGAAGATAAAGGAGCAATATCAAAAAACGCTCAAGATATTATATCTTTGCAGCAGTCTAAACAAAATAATATAACAGGTGGCGCATCTAGTATAACAAGTGTTAACTTGGGTGTAAATAAAGCCCTCGTATCTAATGCATCCGGCAAAGTTGCTACAAGCAACGTGACTAGCACGGAATTGAGTTATTTATCTGGCGTTACAAGTAACATTCAAGAGCAGATAGATTCCAAAGTGCCAACATCTGTATTGCCAAGTGACGATTTGCCAAAGGCTGATAGTGGAAGTGGCAATGCTGGGAAATCTGAAAAATATTCTAGAGGAGACCATGTACATCCAACAGACAATTCTAAATTAGATAAAAATAATGGAGAGGCAAGCAATTTACTAATTATTGATGGTTACACTATGGTTGACCAAAACGGTAATAAGGTTGATGTTAGCCAAATAGACGGCGCGATAAAATTTTATTCAAGCGGTAGTGATCCTAATGTTGTATTGAAATATGTCGGAGATCCAGTAGATGAATATGACGCGGTTAATTTAAAAACGTTGGGAACAATAGCCGATGAAATCAATACTACTGCACAAGACGCTCTAGTTGCGGCACAAGATGCGCAATCAAATGCCAGTTCAGCATTAACGGAAGCGCGAAGCAAAGCCCCGACGAATCACGCCAGCACCCGGGCGACCTACGGCAAGGGCACATTGACGAACTACGGCCACGTCAAGCTATCGGACTCCATCCTCAGTACCTCCGACACCGACGGCGGCACTGCCGCGACGCCCGGCGCCGTAAAAAAAGCATACGACCTGGCAAACAGAGCCGAAACGACGCTCCTGGGAGGCAAAAAAATCGTCTGCGGCTGGGATAATGTAGGATATAAAAGCACGGGCCAGACAAACACCACTATTTCCTTTGGTACGAAATTTACGGCAAAGCCTACGGTGATAATCGGACAGCCGTTCAATGGCGTCGTCAGCACGGTTTTTTATGATTCGGTCACTACAACTGGTTTTACGGTTAATGTTCCTTCGGTTGGCGGCACAACATTAACATATCGTAAAATGGCTTGGATCGCCATTGGGGATGTATAAATATAGGTGGAGGTGAAACAGTGACGATTCAAGGAATTGTTTTAGGCAGCTCTGGATTATTGATTGTTATATTGTCATTGATTGAGGTATCTAAAATTAAAATAAATCCATGGTCGGCATTGGCAAAAGGAATTGGAAGGGCTATAAACGCTGAGATTATTACAAAGCTAGAGAGCCTACAAAATCAATTAGATTCACAAATACAACGGTACGAAATGCGTAATGCAAATGAATGTAGAACACGTATATTACATTTTGATAATGAGATATTACGAGACATACCGCACACAAAAGAAGAATTTATTGAAGTATTGACAGAGATAGATGGGTATGAAGCGTATTGTAGGGAACATCCACAATATAAGAACAATCGAGCTGTTCATGCTATTGCAAATATCAATGACGTATATAACGAAAGATTAAAAAAGCATGATTTTCTAGTATAAAATAAAGGAGATGATGCAATTGGCACTCGTAACACCTAGCCTACAACCCATTGCGTCCTTTGATGTTACTGAATCTAAGGACATTACATTTATATCCTCTGGCGGCGACAAGCCCGTTAAGGCGATATTAAATATAAACGTACAAAACAAATCATATCAAAAATCATATATTTCTAGCGTATCATCTTCAACGTCCGAATATACTATTACGTTACCTGCAAATTTTTTAACAGGTGATAATTTTGGTAACGGTGTGACATATGAAGTGACCGTTTCGACATATAATTATCAAGGGCAAATTTCAGAAAAATCCAATATTCAAATTGTTACAGCTTATACAAATCCAGAGATCGTAATAGTTAACCCAGAAACTACACATGAAAGTGCGACGCTGACTTGTTCGTTTACATATTCACAAAAAGAAAAGGAAAGTATCAATAAATATAGTTTCCGGCTATTGAATTCTATAGGTACACAATTAGACTATTCTAACGATATACTTTATTCTCAAGACAAGTCTTTGTCATATCAATTTAAAACCGAATTGGAGAACGATGAGACATATGTTGTCGAAATCAATATTGTTACAGTTGGCAATACAAATATCATAAAAACAAAAACATTCGTAGCACAATATATTCAGGCATCAGATTATTTCCCATTGATAATTGATAATAGTGCAACTTGTGAAAACGGCGCTGTTGTTGTAAAGTCTGAACTGGTTTTATTTGAAGGTGAGGCTTATCCATCGCCACCCACATATATAGACAACGATTATGTTTCTTTGGTAGAGCCTGGTAGTTATGTAATATTTGATAAAGAATTTGAGATAAACGGCGATTTTGCATTGATAATAAAATTTAATTCACCAGTCCTTTATCCGTTAAATAAGTATGGCGATGCAGAAAAATCTATTATTGAAATGACTAAGAAAAATGAAGATAGTTATATCATAATAAATGTCGAAGAAGGAATCTCAGATATAAACAAAGTGCGTGCCGAAGTTTGTATAAAAGACGGCCCATTTTATTATAGAGTATTAAGCGATTATATAAATAAAGCTGATGCTACCAAAGATTATAGAATAGTGCTTAGAAAAATAGATAACTTATGCGATATATCTTTTGAGGTGGTGGATAAATGATAGCCTTATGTGGATATGATTTATATTTGGGTATAAATGCGTTAAATCCAAATCCTACAGTTAAGAAAACGATTGATTCTGTAAAATTAAGAAATGCCATATTTGATTATATATATGGCACATATTCAACAAATATAAACCCAAATAATCCGTTAAAATGGGATTTTTCAACTATAATGTTTGCACAGTTTATGAACACGCTAAATGCTGGCAACTTAACTGAATCTCTTAGCAATATATCTGCCATTAAGGTTGTGCGGTCAGATATTGATACCGGAGATAAAATGATAGTATATGAAAAGACGATAAACAGTCCAACAATAGAAGAATTTGACTTTATATTTAAAGATTTTGCAGGCAAAAATGGTGGTAGATACGCATATAGCGTGATACCAATCTTAAAATCTGGTGTATCGTCATCTTCTGTGCAAACTGATCCAGTAACAGTGCAATTTAAGAATGTATTTCTATCTGATAACACATATTCTTATGAAATGGTAGCAGATGTAAAATATGGTAACGGAACTCAAAAAATCAATGTGGGGACGTTTGAGCCTATTGGTAGAAAATATCCAGTATATATTTCAAACGCTGATACAAATTATCAGGCTGGTTCCGTAAGCTCAAAAGTTATTGGCAACTATTTTGATCTTAAAGAATTTAATAAACAAGATATAACAAAGCAAAAAGATGAGATATTAAAATTCTTAACGAATAGAAAGCCAAAAATTTTAAAAGATACGAATGGGAATATGTGGCTAATAGCAATTACTGGCGCACCTTCCATAGAATATGATAATAACTACAATGCTGGTATTATGAACATATCTTTCAATTTTATGGAAATTGGCGATGCGACAAACGAAAAGGATATGATGGACTGCGGCATTGTTCCATTTACATTGTAAGCGATAAAACAAAAGGAGGTGGGTAATCAGATATGAATAGAGATGTTTATCTGCAATCCGTTAGAAATCAACACATAAAAATTGATATGTTGGAGCTAGATGCTAAAACTGGTCAATTTATTACAACAGAAGAAATAACAGGGAATGTGCTATCTGGTAGTATATCTATCAATGCAACGTCTGATATTCGTAGAACGTGCGACATATCTTTAATTGTAACCGATGCGTCGTTTGATATCAGCCCTGGCAATAAAATATATTTGGATAAATATATCAAAGTGCAATGCGGAATTGATAATTTTAAAACCGGACAAACGGTATGGGAGAACTATGGCATATACATGATAAATTCTCCAAAATGGGATTATAATGCGACCACGAACACCATATCTTTTCAAGGGGTGGATTTGATGGCTGCTTTAACTGGTTTGAGAAATGGATATTTGCCAGGACTTCCGGTCACAATCCCTCAAGGCAGCTCTGTAAAAGAGGTTATGACTGCAATATTAAATGATTTTACGGGATTCAAAAGAAGCGTGATATCAGAATGTGTAAACGTCGACGGATCAATTCAGGAAGTGCCCTATGATATAGAAATAGAGCAAGGAAGTACGGTATATAATATTTTGGATAAGCTTAGGAATATTTTACCAAATTACGAAATATTTTTTGATACCGACGGCGTATTTAGGTATCAAAAAATACCAACGGGGTCTAACGAACAGATTGTTTTAGCTGACGATTTGTTGAAGCACAATTTAATATCTGAGACGATAACTACTGATTTTTCTGATATTAAAAATGTTATTGTTGTGTATGGCGCAACAAAGGACGTGCAACATTTTTCTACAGAAACAACATTTACAAAGTTAAGCGGCAGTAATTATTTTACAGTAAAATTTCCATCTATAACAGAAATGCAAGATAACACTTTATATGGATTCGACTTTAATAACACAGCTGCCGGATGGTGCTATTTTACTATTCTTGGAAAAGACGATGTAAAAATAGGCGATTATGTATTAGTTGATGAGAATTATCAACAAACCATGTTAAGTGATAAGCCATATACTGAAGTTGGCGAAGCACACCCATATGTATTCAAATATGAATCGTCCCATCCAGACTGTGTAATTAGCCTTGGCAACCTACAATCATACGCAATATCAGAAGATAAAAACAAAGAAAGTCCATTTTATGTATATGGTCCAGTTGGAAAAATAACGCAAGTTTTATGCGGAGGGGAATACGACAATATCATGTCTGATAATCTAGCGCAACAACGAGCCGATTATGAGTTATGGAAACATACTAGATTGAATGATTCTGTGCAATTTACTTGTATCCCATTACACTTCTTGGACGTTAATCAAGTTATAGAGCATAAACCGCTTGGCAAGGACGAAGTAAAAAAATATATTGTAAAATCTATAAATGTTGACTTGTCAGAATCAGGACAACAAACAATAAATGCTATAACGTATTATCCATTATACCCAAATATTTAAATAGAGGTGATAAAAATTGGCTACAACATTCCCAGATCAAATACAAGAATTTGATGAAAAAATGAACATAGACCCAACCACAGATACTGTATATCTAAAAGCATATCAAGATGCTGTTTTAGCACAAGATATTGTTGCGATGCGTGCCGCTTTATCGCAAATTCCAATGATAGAAAAAAAGTTGATCACATCTGAAGATTTTAACGTATTGACTGACACTTGCTATGCATTGCAACGATTTTTTCTTGCAAAATATAGTCCAGCATATATCGTAAGTGAAACTCAACCCATCACTCAGGCGAAGGGCGATTTTTGGATTAAGATAGATAAGTAAGGCGGTGTGAACAATGAGTTTTACTTATTTTAAAAGAGAGGACATTCACTATTCGCAAAAAATATTCT